CAGCATGTTTCTCACCTTCGGCGTCAAAAGCGGGGTGCTCGACAGCCGTCAGGCCGGCTGGGTGCTGGTGCAGTCATGGGCGGGCAACCTGCTTGGTTCGGTGGCCATTGCCGGGCTGTTCTGGGCCGCCGGTGGCGGCACCCTGCTGGCCGATAACGCCAGCCTGCTGCACAAGGTGGCGCTGGCCAAAACCACAGCCCCGGCGCTGGTGCTGCTGGCCAACCACGACCAGGTGACGGCCCTGTACCACGGGTGCGCGGCGCAGAACGAGGCGCTGCGGCTGGCAGCGGACGAGTGGATGTCCACCGCGTGGCGCTGGTACTGCGGCGCGGTGCTGTCGATGGGTCTGGCCGCTGACGGGTGCAGGGAGAAGTGATGGCGGACGCCGCAGACATTGCCGGAGCCCACGACGAAGCAGCAATGGCGCGCTTCGAGGAGGAGCAGCGCCAGCGCCGCATCGCCGAGAGCATGCGCCCCTTCGACCACAGCCTGCCTGTCAACTGCGTGGACTGTGGGGAGATCGTGCCGTCGGACCGCCTGAAGGCGTATCCGCGGACGCGGAGATGCCAGCCCTGCGCTTCCGATGTGGAGCGCCGATGGAACAGCTGATCCTGCCCCTGCTGCTGGTCACCGTGCTGATCGCCCTCGCCAGCATCACGCTGCAATTCGTGTCCTGGGTGATGCACAACGGCCTGGCCAACCGCGTGGCGAAGCTGGAGGCCCAACAGGAAAACGCGATGACCCATGCCGAGACGATCCAGATCTACGAGCGCCTGTCCAGCCTCGAATCCCTGGTCGAGACCCAAGCCAACACGCTCAAGTCGATCGAGCGCTATCTCATGGAGAAAGATGCGTGAGCAAGAAGACCTTCGCTGAGTACCGGCGCGAGGAAGTCCGCCTGGTGCTGCTGCGCCTGCTGTCGGAACAGCCCGGCCGCCAGGCCAACAGTTCGACCCTGCACGCCGGCCTGCAGTTCGTCCGCATCATCGTGGAACGCCACGAGGTGGTGGAGGCCCTGCGATTCCTGCAGACGCACCAGCTGGTGGAGCTGGAGCAGCTGGGCGGCTTCAACGGCGAGCTGTACGGCGCCAAGCTGCTGGCGCGCGGCATGGACGTGGTGCGCGGTCACCTGACGGTGGACGGCATCCTGGAGGCCTCGCGGTAACGCCATGCCGACGCCGCAGAAGCGCCGCCGCAAGGGCAAGGTCCACCGCGCGCCGTACCGCACGCGGCTCGAGGAGCTGCTGCGCGAGGACCGGCACACCTTCGACGAGCTGGTGGCGATCATCCGTGCCGAGTTCCCGGGCGAGGATGTCAGCCGCAGCGGCATCCAACGCTTCGACGCCAGCATCCATGAGTTCACCGAGCGGATGCATGAGCTGGAGACATCGGCCAAGGTGATCGCCGAGAAGTACGGCAAGAATGCCGGCGACGACACCAGCACCGTCCTGGCCAACGCGATGGTGGTGCTGGCCACCGACACGGTGCTGAAGCTCCACCAGAAGAGCGCCGGGGGCGAAGCCCTGGATGTCGCCACCGTGCGAGCCGCCTCCCAGATCGCCAAGAACGCCCAGGAAACGAAGCGCGTCAGTCTGGCCGTGCGCAAGCAGATCGAGGCCGAGGCCCGCGAGAAGCTGCTGCGAGAGCAATCCGAGCGCCTGGATAAGGTGGTGAAGACGGGCGGGTTGACCGAAAAGGCCGCCGCTGACATGCGCAAGAAGATCCTCGGGGTCCGCTGATGGTGGTCAAGGCGCCACCCCGGAAAGCCGCCAAGTCGGTCGTTGTACGCAACCGGTTGTCCAAAGCGGTGCGCGACGAGGTCGCGCGGCTGGATCTGCTCGACCAAGAGCTGCCGGGCTCAGCCGCTGCGGAGGTCAATAGCCAGCTCGATGCGGTGCTGCTGAAGTACCAGCAGGACTGGATCGCAGACGACAGCGACCTCAAGGTCGCGGAAAAGAGCCGCCGAATCGGCCTGACGTGGGCGGAGGCATCCGACAACGTCCTGACCGCGGCCAAGTCCCGCCAAGCCGGCGGGATGAACGTCTACTACATCGGCTACAACATGGACATGGCTATCGAGTACATCGAAGCCTGCGCCATGTGGGCGCGCGTGTTCAACGAAGCCGCGGGCGAGGTGGAGGAAGGCGAAGAGGTATTCAAGGACGGCGACGACGAAAAGGCCATCAAGACCTACACGATCCGGTTCGCCTCGGGCTTCCGCATCGTCGCGCTTTCTTCCAGGCCGGCGAACCTGCGCGGCAAGCAGGGCGTGGTGGTCATCGACGAGGCCGCCTTCCACGGCGCCCTCGACGAGTTGCTGAAGGCGGCACTGGCGCTGCTGATCTGGGGAGGCAAGGTGCGCGTGATCAGTACCCACGACGGCGATCAAAACCCGTTCAACGAGCTCGTAAACGAGATTCGCAGCGGGAAGCGCGCTGGGTCGATCCACCGCATCACCTTCGACGACGCTATCCAGCAGGGGCTCTACCGGCGCGTCTGCCTTCGCCAGGGCAAGGCGTGGACACAGGAAACCGAGGACGCTTGGCGGGCGGCGGTCTACAAGTTCTATGGGGATGCGTCGAGCGAGGAGCTGGACGTCGTCCCGTCGCAAGGCACTGGCGCCTGGCTGACCACCGCGCTGATCGAGGCGCGCATGTTCGATGCCCCAGTGCTGCGCTACAGCGCGCCCAGGGGCTTCGAGGAGCTGAGCGACCACCACCGCGAGCAGGTCATCCAGGAATGGCTGGATACCGAGGTCGGCCCGAAGCTGGCCCTGTTGCCCGCCGGGTTCAGCAGCTACTTCGGCCAGGACTTCGCGCGCAGCGGCGACCTCACCGTGATGGTGCCCGCGCAGGTGGAGCAGAACCTGCGCCGGCGCTCCCCGTTCCTGGTCGAGCTTCGGAACATGCCGCACAAGCAGCAGTTCCAGATCGCGGCCTACATCATCGACCGGTTGCCGAACTTCATGAAGGCCGCGGTGGATGCACGCGGTAACGGCCATGCGGTGTCCGAGTTCCTGGCCCAGCGGTTCGGCTACAACCGTGTCGAGCTGGTCATGCTCACCGAGGGCTGGTACCGCGAGCAGATGCCGCCGCTCAAGACGGCGTTCGAAGACGATCTGATCGCGCTACCCCGCGACAAGGACGTGTTGCAGGATCTGCGCTCCATCAAGGTCGTGAACGGGGTCGCGCGCGTGCCCGACAAGAAGGCAGCGTCTGGCGACGGCGGCAAGCGGCACGGCGATGCCGGCATCGCCGTGGCCCTGATGCACTACGCCAGCAGGCAAGACGTGGAGGTCATCGACTACCGCCGCGTGCAGGCCCATGACGAAGACATGAAACGAGACATTCAGCGCGGCGCCGGCTGGCGCAGCCGCAAGGGGATCTGGTGATGGCCACCGTGAAATCGAGGATCGTGGGTCCGGACGGCGAGCCGATCCAGTACGAGGTGCTGGAGCGCGAGATCAGTGCGGGTGGCCTGACCGGCATCCGCCAGCCCTGGCATACCGGTGTCGCCGATAACCTCGGCCCCGACCGGCTGGCGACGATCCTGCGCGCGGCCGCCGAAGGCGACAACCACGACTACCTGACCCTTGCCGAGGAAATGGAGGAGCGCGACGGCCACTACGCCAGCGTGCTGTCCACCCGCAAGCTGGCGCTGGCCGGGCTGGATGTCCGCGTCGACGCGCTCAGCGACGACGCCCGCGACGTGGCGATCGCGGATGCTGTGCGCGAGTTGATCGACTCCCCTGGCTTCGGGGACATGGTCTTCGACCTGACCGATGCGCTGGGCAAGGGCTACTCCGTCGCCGAGATCATCTGGGACCGGAGCGGCAAGGTGTGGGTGCCGGAACGCTTCGCCCACCGGGATCCGCGCTTCTTCCGCTGGGACCGGGAGACCGGTCAGCAGCTCCGTCTGCTGGATGAGGCGGATCCGGTGAACGGTATCGCGCTGCCGCCGCACAAGTTCGTGGTGCATCGTCCGAAGCTGCGCAGCGGCTTGGCCGTGCGCAGCGGCCTGGCGCGCCTGGCCGCAGTCGCCTACATGTGCAAGTCCTGGGCGTGGAAGGACTGGATGGCGTTCGCCGACGTGTTCGGCCTGCCGATGCGCGTGGGTACCTATGGCACCGGAGCGAAGGAAGAGGACATCGCGCGCCTGATGCGCGCCGTGGCCAACCTGGGCAGCGATGCCGCGGCGGTTATCCACGAAAGCACCAAGATCATGTTCGAGGCTGCGCCCAACACTGCCGGCGCGGCTGATTTCTTCGAGCGCCTGGCCAACTTCTGGGACAAGCAGGTCAGCAAGGCCGTGCTGGGCCAGACGATGACCACGGACGACGGCGCCAGCCTGAGCCAGGCCAAGGTGCACAACGAAGTCCGCGAGGATCTGCTGAAGGCGGATGCCAAGGGCCTGCAGAACACGTTGAACCTGCAGCTTGTGCGGGCGTTCGTGGATCTCAACTTCGGCCCCGGGCGCTACCCCAAGCTGGTGGTGCAGGTACCGGAGCCGGAAGACCTGAAGCTGCTGGTGGATTCCCTGGAGAAGCTGGTTCCGATGGGGCTGGAGGTCGAGCAATCGATCATCCGCGACAAGCTCAACCTGCCGGATCCGCCGACGGGCAAGGACGTGAAGCTGTTGCGCGCACCCGCGCAACAGACTGCAACGGCTGCAACGCCGGAGCCGACCGAGCAAGCGCAGAACCGCGAGCTGACGCCGCGGGCGGATCGCGAAGATCAGTTGGCGGCGCTGCTGGCGGACGCCGCCGACCCGCTGGTCGGCGAGTGGGTGGACCAGGTGCGACAGCTCGTCGATACCGCCGGCTCGCTGGAGGACGTGCGGGATGGCCTGCTGGATCTGCTCCCGCAGCTGGACGCCGGCAAGTTCGCCCAGGTGATGCAGTACGCGCTGGCCGTTGCCGGCGCCGCCGGCATGCTGGACGCACTGGACGACAGCCGTGCCTGAGATCCGCGGCGGGTTCGGCAGCTTCAAGGAGGCCGAGGCCTACTTCCGGCAGAAGCTCAACCTGCCTACCCGGCGATGGGACGAGCTATGGCAGGGCCAGCATGCCCGTGCGTTCGTCGCGGCCGGCGTCACCCGCGAGGCGGTGCTGACAGACCTGCGCGAGGCGGTCGATGCCGCGATCAGCAAGGGCGAGACCCTGGAGGACTTCCGCCGCAGGTTCGCCGAGATCGTCCGTCAGCATGGCTGGATCGGCGGCGCCGGCAGCGAGAGTGCGTCGCGCGTCGCCTGGCGCACCGCGGTCATCTACCACACCAATCTGCGGACGGCGTATCAGGCGGGCCGATGGGAAACGCTGAAGCGCTTCCCCTACCTCAAGTACAAGCACAACACCGTCCGCAACCCGCGCGAGCAGCACAAGGCCTGGGATGGCCTGGTGCTGGCCAGCGACGATCCTTGGTGGAATACCCACTATCCCCCGAACGGCTGGGGTTGCCGTTGCACTGTTTTCGGGGTGTCAGAAGCCCGATTGAGGGCCGATGGAAAGCGGCCGGACATCGCCCCGCCAGAGATCGACGGGGATCCGCCGCCGGAGTGGCGTTACCACGTCGGGCATGCCGCCAGCGGCCGGCTGCCGCCGGAAGCGGCCCGGCCCGCGAAGTGGGAAGACGTGACGCCCGGCGACTGGAAGTCGGCGGGGCGCCCGGAGGAACTGCCGTCGCGGCCAACGGTTGGCGAGCCGCTTCGTGGCGTGGGCAGCCGCGATGCGTTGGTGCAGGCGCTGACGGCCAAGTGGCGGGCGCCGAGCAGGGACTACACGCTGCACGGCGACGATGGCTTCCGGTATCCCGTCGTGGTGGATGCCGCCAAGTTGGCGGATCACCTGCCTGTGGACCGGCTGCTGTTCGCGGGCTACCTGGACGATCTGCTGGGAGACCCGGACGAGATCTACATGGCGTTCGTGCGCGACGAGGTGAGCGGGCGGTACGCCTTGCGGCTGCGCGTCATCCGCGCCCTGGAGATCGAGGGGCGAACGATGTTCGTGGCATTGGATGCCAGCAAGGGGAAGTTCGAGGGCGTGACCCTGTACCGGCGGCGGTCGAAGGATGCCCGATCGCTGCGTAGGGGCAAGCTGATCTATGCCCGGAAATAAGTTCGCGCCGGCTCCGCATAGCCAGCGCCGTCGGGAAGCGGATCTACCAGGATGCGGCCTGTACCCGTTCCGTCGTGAGGCGAGGATAGCATGGCCGATACCCTGACCATCCTGGTCGATGATGCCCAGGCCCAGCGCTGGTTCGGCCAGCTGCTGGCGCGCGGGTCGAACATGACCGGGCTCATGGCCGACATCGGCGAATACCTGCTGGAGTCCACGCAGGGGCGATTCGACACCGGCATCGGCCCGGACGGAATTGCGTGGGCACCGTTGAAGGACGGCAGCGGCCGCACGCCGCTCAATCAGACCAGGCGCATGCGCGACGACATCTCGCCCAGCTCCGGGGCAGACTGGGTGGAGCTGACCGCGCACGCCAAACAGGCGCGGTGGCACCAGGAAGGCACCGATCCCTACGAGATCCGGGCGAAGAACGGGAAGGCACTGGCGTTCGGGCCACCGGCCAGCCGGCTCACTGGCAAGAACAAGGGGCAGGTCGGCCCGGCGTATGTCGTCAGCAAGGTCAATCACCCCGGCCTGCCGGCACGCCCCTTCATGGGCATTTCGGACGAGGACGATCGGAAGATCGCGGAGCTGGCGATTGCCTGGCTCGAGCTGGAGGATTCGGCCGGCTGAGGGCGACTTCCGGAAACCGCCCCAGAACGCCCGTGGAGGGTCTCGGGTGCGGCGGATGTACCTCGATGGGGGCGTCTGCCGATCCTGCGGAGATTTAAAGCGGTCTAAAACGCCTTTCCGTCCCGAGGTCACCCCCGGATCTGGACACCGGAGCAGAAACCGGGCACTTTTCCCCGGCGCCGACCGACGGCGCCCCCGCCGATCGCGCGGCACTGACGCCCGTCAGTCCCAAGCCCCGGGATGCCCCGGCCAATCTGGCCGGGATGCGAAACCGACTTGCCCTCAACGTCGATCTCTCCGGCTTCGATTCGGCCCCGACCGAGATCGAGCTGATCAACGCCCCTGACGCCAACGGCCGCATCCGCGGCCGCGACGGCCGCACCTGGCTGTTCGACGCGCAGGCCCAGAACGCGGTGCTGGCTGGCTTCCGCCAGGGGGCCATCGACCTGCCCATCGACTGGGAGCACGCCACCCAGCACCGCGCCCCCAATGGGGAGGAAGCGCCGGCCGCCGCTTGGATCGAGCGGGTCGAGATCCGCAACGGCGCCCTGTGGGGCCATGTGAGCTGGACGCCGCGGGCGGCCGAGCAGGTCAAGAACCGCGAGTACCGCTTCCTGTCCCCCGTCTTCGACTACGACCCCGCGACCGGGCGAATCGCCCGTTTCGTCTCCGCCGGCCTGGTCAACAAGCCGAACCTCCCGCTGCAAGCGCTCAATCAAGAGGACACCTCCATGCGCTCCACCCTGCTCGCCGCCGCCATCGTCGCCTCGCTGGGTCTGTCGGAAGACGCCACCGACGACGCCGTCGCCCAGGCCATCAACAGCCTGAAGAAGGACAAGGACACCGCCACCGCGCTCAACGCGGAAAACCAGCCGAACCTGGAGCGCTTCGTGCCGCGCGGCGACTACGACGCCATGAAGACGCGCGCTCTCAACGCCGAGCAGGCCATCCAGCAGCGTGACCAGGACGCGCACAAGGCCGCTGTGGATGACGCCATCAAGGGCGCTCTGGCGGCCGGCAAGATCACGCCGGCCACCGAGGACTACCACCGCGCCGCCTGCAGCGACACCGCCGGCTTGGAGCGCTTCAAGGCGTTCGTCGGCGCCGCCCCGGCGGTGGGCGACCCGTCCAACCTGGACGACAAGAATCCGAGTCGTCCTGCCACCGCGCTGAATGCCGAAGAGCGCGCTATCTGCCAGGCGACCGGAGTGAGCGAGGAAGACTTCCTCGCGACCAAGAACGCGGTCTGATCCATCCCACCCGGAAAGCAAGGAAACCCTCATGACTGCTGCAGTCGAAGGCCGCAATACCAAGCGGCGCAACGCGGATCGGGTCGCTGGCCTGGTCAATTCCGGTGCCACCGTCTACGCCGGCACGCTCGCCACGCGGCTGACCGCCAACGGCAACCTGGTGTCGGGCGGCACCGCCAGTGCCGGCGATGCCGTGGGTGTCTTCGAGGACACCGTGACGGGCGATGGCGTGGCCACCGCCGAATACAGCCGCGGTTGCTACCAGTTCGCCAACAGCGCGTCGGCCGACCTGATCACCGCGGCCGACATCGGCGGCACGGCCTACATCGTCGACAACCAGACGGTGGCGAAGACCGACAACTCGGCCGCCCGCAAGAAGGCCGGCAAGATCATCGACGTGGACGCCAACGGCGTCTGGGTCCTGGTCGGCTGATCCCTCCACCCAATCGACCAGGAATATTTCGATGATCATCAACAAGGGCAACCTCACCGCGCTTTACGTGGCCTTCAAGGCGGCGTTTGCCGCCGGTCTCGGCCAGGCCCCGTCCCAGTGGTCGGGCATTGCCACCACCGTGCCGTCCAGCACCGGCGCCGAGGAATACGGTTGGCTGGGCTCGTTCCCCAACATGCGGGAATGGCTGGGTGAGCGCGTCGTCAACGGCATGGCGACCCACGGCTACACCATCCGCAACAAGAAGTTCGAGCTGACGGTTGGCGTCCCGCGCGACAAGATCGAGGACGACCAGTACGGCATCTACACCCCGATGATGACCGAGATGGGCCGCGCGGCTGCCGCCCACCCGGACCAGCTGGTGTTCAACCTGCTCAAGAACGGCCCCAGCACCCTGTGCTACGACGGCCAGAACTTCTTCGACACCGATCACCCGGTGCTGGATGCCGATGGCACCACCATCACCAGCCAGTCCAACTGGGACAACAACGGCGGCAGTGGCACGGCCTGGTACCTGTTGGACACCAGCCGCGCGCTCAAGCCGATCATCTTCCAGGATCGCAAGAAGCCGAACTTCGTCGCGAAGACCTCGGAGACCGACGAGAACGTGTTCGACCGTGGCGAATATGTCTACGGCGTGGACAGTCGCTGCAACGTCGGCTTCGGGTTCTGGCAGCTGGCCTATGGCAGCCGCAAGGCTCTGGACGAAACCAACCTCATCGCGGCCTACACCGCGATGTGCGAGCGCACGGGCGACCACGGCCGGCCGCTGGGCATCAAACCCACCAAGCTGGTGGTGTCGCCGGCCCTGGAGTTCGCCGCCCGCAAGCTGGTCAACGCCACCACCCTGGCCAACGGCGCGGACAACGTGCTGAAGGGCCTGGTGGAGGTCGAAGTCTCGCCCTGGCTGGCCTGATCCCATTCACCGCAGAGCGCTGAGTGCATGACAGCCCGGCGCGGTGCCTGAACGCCGCGCCGGGCCGATTGCCAGCCGAGGAAATGCCATGTCGAAATCCAAGCCCATCCCTGCGCTGTTCGTGAAGGCCAAGCACAACGGCTATCGCCGCGCGGGCCTCGTCCATGCCCGCGAGGGCATGGGGATCGCGTTGAGCACCCTGACCGAAGAGCAGGTCGAGCTGCTGAAAAACGATCCGCACCTGCTGGTCGAGGAATGCACCTTCGATGGTGATGAGGCCGCTGCCGCCGAGGAAGCCGCGAAGGCGGAGGCGGAGCGCATTGCTGCCGAGCAGGCGCGTGCGGCTCAGATCGCCGCCGATGAACTTGCCGCTGCCGAGAAGGAGGCCGCCGACAAGGCCGCTGCGGGCGCGAAGTCTCCGGCCAAGGCCAGCAAGGCGAAGTAACCGCCCATGTACGTCACGGCCGCACAACTCGCCGATGGCTCCGCCAGCCTGCAGGAGCTGGCGGAGCTGTACACGATAGACCAGCCCCTGCTCGCCGCGGTCATCGCCGGCGACAGCACGGGCGCATGGCCCACCGGCGAAGTGGCGGCGGCGATGATGGCCGTGTCGAGCATCGAGCGCTTCGCCCAGCAGGCAACTGCCGAGGTGGATGCGCGCCTGGCACAGCGCGGCTACACACTGCCGCTGGATCCTGCGCAGTTCCAGATCCTGGTCGTTTGGGCGCGCGCGATCGCGCGCTACCACCTGCATCGGCAGCGCGACAAGACGTCGGAGGAATCCGGCCGCATCGAGCGGGACTACAAGGATGCGCTCCGCTCGCTGGATCTGGTTGCCGCCGGCAAGCTCTCGCTGGGCGCCAACGATCCGCTGGTGCCATCGGCGGGCAACCCC